TCGTGAGAGAAAAAAAATGATGCAATGTCGTCTAAATTCGTCTCAAACAACGAATCTTCGATTGATGTACCCAATAAGTCGTTAAAAAACCTCTCATTTATACGTGTTCGGCATAAATTAATCACTGATTTTTTGATTGCATCTTCATTTTTCAGCACAGTCACGTCATTTGTGACAGGATGCTTCGTAAATGACAAACTAATGTCCTTAAATGCACGAGAAATTTTAACTACCATTCAATTTGATATATTTTTCCTAATATATCTATAAGGGTTTTTTAATATTACGTTTATTTATTGGTCTTCTTTCAAGAATTCTGGTTTTTTCTCTTCTTCTTCCTTATAATAAGCATCAGCATCGTATTCACTGATCAATTTTCGACCAGATTTGATGAATTCTTGTGATTTATCCATTCTAATGACCATTTGTTTCTCCTTATTGGTATTATTTATCCCAATTCGGGATTTTCCTTTCTTTCTTTTGCTGTTTTCCAGAAATAATTCTCTTCTGAACCCAATCCATCACGATCATGACCGTTCTCCACCTGATAATACACGGTTGATACCTTAAAATCAGGATTCTTAGGTGTCTCAGGAGTGATACTGTTGTCATAAATCCTCATTCTGTTGTTTGGATAGAGACAAAACTGTCCATTATCCAGTTCTAAGAGGTTATGAGACTTATGTTCAGCAGGTTGTTCACTTGTAGAGTAGTCAATTGCGTCTACATCTTGATGATAATTGTCTAATGTGCAGATATAAGTGCCCGTTTGAGTTCCAAAATCCCTTGTATAGACCTCATAGTGCATCGAACCGATGAATTGTTTCTGCACTGCGACTACTCCATAGTCCATACAGTTCCAAAATTGCAGATTATGTAGAGTCATATCGGGTTTTGGTGTCTCAGGAGACGAGACAAAAGCGGATATTGGTAATTTATCGTATATTGCAGCGTACTCAGGTAGATAAGTTTCAAAATAAAAGGCACGACCAGGTATACTTTTTGCAGAAACCCAAACTCCTTTGACAAATTCACCATGACCACTCTTATGATCGGTCAAATACTCTTTTCTTACCCATACTTCGTAAGAAGGTAGATTCGCAATTAAACAAGCCATTTAGTTCTCCCATTTACCTTTTGTTTCCCATTCGATATACTCTTTATTTCTTTGCTCGATATAATCCCAAAACCATTTATTTGGATCATTTGCATCTGCTACAGGTCTTGGTTTTAATTCTTTTATCTTCTTTTCAAACTCATCAGCAATAATCCAATCCAACTGCTTTATAACTTGTCCTGTAAGTTGATTCTCAAATGCAGGACTCTTCATATACAAAAAGACAAAGAAACCTGATGTAAACGTGATAAGAGACGTTCCAAGAGCAAAGGCAGCAATAAACCGAGTTCGAATACGACTCGGTGTTCTTTGAAACTCGACACTTTTATCAAACATCATTTACCTTGACCCCTATACCTCTTTTTTGCCCGATTGCGACTCGTAGCAGAGTACTTACTATGCTTTCCTTTTCCTTGTCTTGTCTTCTTTGGGCGACTTTCGATTAATGAATCACCCAGACTGAATCTCATTGCCATAATTAATGCTCCTTAAACTTTAACGACGATTTTTTTAACTTTGACGACGATTTTTTATCGCCACTTCGATGGATACTTTTTAATGTTCTCCAACTTCTCACTCTCAATTATATCAGACTCATCAGCATTCTGATGGTGTGTGACTTCCTTGAGGGTCTTGAGATACTCTAAAACGTGTTCACGAATCTCCATCAGTTGATCATAACAACCCTGATTATGTGCACACCCTCGAAGATTGTGGTCAGGTTTCAATACTGACTCTGTAAAGAGATCCAATGCTCTCTGATATTTCTGAGAGGGTGTCTCAGATTGGTCAATTGAATTCTGATCGTGCATAGTGTCCTCCTAGATGACTCTTGTTTTCTCGTGACCTACACGCATCGTAGGATCACACCAGATCTCAAAACCTGCTTCAATGGCATCGAGGCAGAATGAGACATCCTCGCCACACATATCCTGTACCTCACCAGACTCAAAGACTTGCATCTTCGGAGCAAACCAAGGATATTTCATCTTCTCATGTTCAAATACTCCATTTTTGATAAGAGTCCAACCGAATCCTGTGTAATCGCAGGTAAATGGTTTGCGACGCTTGCTCATTGTTTCGATAGTCTCATGATTCATAACTCCACCATTCTTACGAAAATCGCCCTCTTCCAACCAGTGAGCAATTGAGGTAGTATTTCCATCTTCTGTGCAGTACCAACCTGCTGCAATGTCTTTATCGAGTGCTACAAGCTTATATAACTGATCAACGTTGAATACGATGTCACTATCAATCCATAACTGGTAGTCGTACTTTAAGTCACCATTCCAAGGTTTCTGATCAGGTCCTCGTAGTACATTTGCACCAAGACACTTACATCTGGCGAAGTTCACCATACTACTGTAATCTTGTGATATTTGTATTTGTGCACCGTTCTGTACTAAATCAAAGCACATCTGCACAAAGTTCTTGAGAAAAATATATGAAACTCCTCTTCCAGGTAAACAAAATACGATTGTCTTTCCTCTGACTAATTGTTTTGCTGCTTGGAGATCAAATTCTTGTTCTTTCCTTTTAACTTGAGGCTTTGCAGCCTTTACGGTAAATCCTTTTGCCATAACTGATGAATCATTACTCTATTATTATACCACCTCAATTCAATAATTGCAACGGTATGTTTTATGTATATGCGTTCTCTTCCAGTTTTCCTAAAAGGTCTTCCAAGTTGTCTTTGAGTGTCATCTCTTGTATAAGGTGGTCATCATGCTGTAGACGGTACTGGAGAGTCTCCAACATCAGGTCTTTCTCGTATTGGTCAATGTCGATTCTCATTTTCTTCGTGATTTTTAACATTTAATTTTATATATTACTTTGAAATTCTCTGCGACCTCTGTGCCCCTCTGAATATATGGGAATTTTTTTTCTACACAAGGGGTCTTGGAGTCTTTTTTCTATCCTGGAAATTTTTTATGAGACTTATATCTATCTCTCGAATTGTCACCTCTGTAGGTTAGGGTAGTTAGTCGTTTTTAAAACGCAAGGGGGGCACACCGCAACACATAAGGATACAAAACAACTGCCGATACTGGTACACGAACTGCCATAAGCACCCCATGACCAGCTGCTATAAGACACTGCACCCTTATGAGAGTCTAAACAGATTGACCACTGGCTGTGAGACGTGTCAAAACATAATGAAGTGTTCACATAATGCTGTGGTGTTCTCATCAGCTGGTGATACTGTTCACCTTATAATGCACTGGTGTGAGCTGTACCTTATAAGAGTGCTGTATCTGTTTATACTCTGTTTAGACTGTGTTACTACCTCATAGTCACTAACCCATAACGAATTACTCTTATTATACACGAATCTCTTTATACTGTCAATTTGTGTCGTTTCCCTTATAATCTGGGGGTGGGGGTTGACTTCTGCGGACTTATGTGTTATAATGAACGCCAAGATCACTATAAGTACACACATTTAACTCACTCATTCTATAAGGATTCTATACTCATTCTACACGAACTCTATACACATTCCATATACATTTATTTAGCCATTTTTAATGGGCTTATAATTAGACGAACGAAAGACTCAAATAAGGTTGATCTGTCTCTAAGTCCTCTTCGTATTCATCAAATTCTGTGACGAAAAACAACCCACTATTAGGACTAACGAATTTCTCTTTATCCCTTATAAACACTAGGGTTTCGAGTTCTAACTGTTCTTTGGTTAGATGCTGTAATTGGCTCTAGTAATTCCTTATACTTCATAGGGTTGAGCCCTTAACTGATTGTACTTGGATTTGAGTAAATTTCTGTGCATCTATTTTAGTGTAAAAAGTGCTGATAATTTCCCTTAATTTGCCTTGTAATTGGTATTCTTTTTCTAAGATTTCGGGGTCATTATCTACATAATCACGGCTTAATGCTTCGATTATTGTATCAATTTCCTCTTCACTTAGATTGCACTCTAATAAAATTCCTTTTGTATGTTCCATAATTACCACTCCATATCTGGCTGTTTACTTTGGGCCTTTTCAACTTTCTCATAATACTTGTCGATTGTTCCCTCTAGTTCCTCGAAAATGGTATCAACTTCTTGACAATATGAATCAAATGGTTGTAGAATTTCATTCCCCTCGCTTCGGGTATGATTACTGTTATTAATGCTATCTTCAAGTGAACATAGAATAATACCGATTTGGCCTTCCGTTAGTGTGATTTTGTGTTCTGTGTTTAATCCCATTATGCAATAATCTCCAATTCTTTATAATTGTGACATACAACCCGATTGTCATTATCGTCAATTAGGATTGTTCGGTTTGATTTGGGTGTATAGTTTTTTGCGTCAGTTTCTCCCTTAATGTAATTAATAAGAACTAGATAATTCTTACCTTTATATCTGACGTTATCCCCAAGTCCGATAACATTCGGATTAATGTATCTTTGAATAAACATTTTTTGATGTAAGTTTCCGTAACACATTTTAATTAATGATGTGGATTGTAAAAGTAAAGTATATACAGTATAATGAATATAATCACTATAAAACGTAAACCAGCCATTTTAGTTACCTGTAGTGAGTAAACAATCAAAATACCTAGGGTTCTCTGATTCCCAATCTGTTACTGATTCCTCTATGTTGTGAAGTTCATAATGCTCATCAAGAAGCTCGATATACTCGCTTATGATTGCGTGGTAGAAATCTTCATCTAACTTTGCTCTTTTAAGAACTCTTCGATAGAGTTCAACAGGAAATACTTTTCTGTTCATTTAATTGTCCTCTAGTGAAGTTCCGTCAAATATCCATAGACTACCGCCATCAAAGTCAGTAGAATATCCATAGTTGCGAACTAAGAAATCTCTGACTCTCTCACGATCTAAAGAATCGCCATCACCCCATGTAAATCTATCATCACCTAG